ACGCTGCAATCCGTCGCGGGCGTCGATACGTGGGTCGAATGGGTCGCCGAGCAATGGCGCGTGTCGTGGAATCGCGACGTCGCCAGCATCGTGCCGAACGTCAATTTCTTCTGGCCGATCACGCTCCCGCGCGATGACGTGGTGCGCGTATCCTTCACGGCGGGATGGAGCGATGCGGCGATGGTTCCGGCGCAACTTCGCGCCGCGATCCTGCTGCATGTCGGCCATATGTACGAGCATCGCGAGGCCGTCGCGCACGGCCAGACGATGCAGGAGACGCCTTTCGGCTATGACGCGCTTCTAGCGTCGTTCCGCTCGGGGCAGGCCTGACATGCCGGCCGGGCAGCGCGACAAGCGCGTGACGATCCGCCGCCGCGCGGCGCAATCGGACAATCCCGGCGGCGTTCCGCGCGGAGGATACGCCGACGCCTTCACGCTCTGGGGCCGCATGATCCAGTCGCAGGGCCATCGCCTGGTAGAAGGCGCGATTGCCGAGGACGCGACGCCGATCGCGATCCGGTTCCGTGATTGCGACCAGGCGAGATCGATCACGGTCGCGGATCGCGCCGTCATTCTCGGCCGGGAATGCGCCATCATCTCCGCCGGCATGCCGGACAGGCGCGGCGGGTTTGTCGATATTCTCGTTTCAACGCAGCGGGCGGGCTGATGCTTCCGGTCGTCACCATCGTTCGCGCGGGCGCCGCGCTTTATTCCGTGCAGGAGGCGACGGGCTTTACCGGGTTCGACGAGCTCGCGGGCTCGCTCGGCCGGCTCGCGCTCAAGATCGGCATGAAGGCCATGCGCCATGACCGGTCCGCGCTTGACGAAATGGTGTCGCTCGCCAAGTCCCGCGCGCCGCGCGACACCGGCCGCCTCGTCAACGGGATTTCCGGCGAGGTCGAGGACGACGTGTGCATATTCTCCGCCTCGGCGGTCCATGAGGACAAGCCGCGCAGCCAGGAGGATTACGCCCGCTTCGTCGAGTTCGGCACGCATGCCGGCCAGCGCGGACAGTTCCATGAAATCGTGGCCGACGAAGGTTTCTACGCCGCGCCGGCGACGCTCCTTGGCCCGACGCGCGGAACATTGCATCTCGATCGCCGGCGCTCGCTGCGCGGCCATCCCGGCACGGAGCCGCAGCCGTTCTTCTTCAACTCGGTCCACGACGTCATGGCCAAGCGCCCGGCTGCAATGCAGGCCGCCGTCGACGACGCCGCAGCCGAGGAGGGCTTCGCGTAATGCCGCGCGTCCGCGTCACGCGCCGCGCCATCGTGCGCGTCAGGCCCGGCCTCAACGTCGTCTATGCGCCGGCCGAAAACACCCTCGCGCCGGATGCGCATATCGAGGCGATCGTGGCGCAGGGCGCGGGCGAGCGTCTGTCGCGCCGCGGGGACGCGCGGGACGACGCTACGGAAGCGCCGCCGGAGGGACGTTTCACATGAAATCCACATCCGCCTACAAGGCGGCGCTGCTCGACGCGCTCATGGCCGATACGGACGTCGCGGCCATCGTCGGCAAGCGCGTGTTCGACGTGCCGCCGCGCGACAATCGCGGCCTGCCGTCCGATATCGCCGATGGCGCGCCATACATCTATCTCGGCCCGGTCGGAATGCAGCGCGACGCGGCTTGCGAGCCGCTGTGGCGCTCGACCACGCGGCTTTACGCCGTCTCATTCGCGCCGCACCGCGAGGAGGCGTGGGCGCTCGCCGGCGCCATCGCCGCAGCGCTCGACGGCGCGGAACTCGACATGGCGCAGGGCGGCCACACGCCGGCGCTGTGGGTGCAGCAGGGCGGCGACGTCGTCGATCCCGTCATGCCGGTTCTGGTCTTCGTCGATGTGACGACGGACCTCCACGACTAGGACTCAGGAGACAGCACATGACCGATTATCCCAAATTGCAGCGTGGCGTGAATTTCGGACTGCTCGCGGGCGACGGCGCGACGCCGACCGAGGTGTTCAGCGCCGTGTGCATCGCGACGACGCTCAAGTTCGACATGAAGATCGACACCGACGACGCCATGGTGATCGATTGCGCCGCGCCGCAGAACCTGCCGGTGCGCGCGTCGGTCGCCAAGGGACAGACATGGGACGTCTCGTTCTCGGGCAAGGCCGACTACACGAAATTCGAGACGATCGAGGCCAAGATGGACGGCGCGCCGCACAATTGGCAGGTCGAGCGCTACGGCACGGGCGCCAATGGCGGCGGCATCTGGCAAGGCGGCGCGATCCTCACCGATCTCAGCATGGACAAGAGCGAAAACGGCATCGTGTCCTTCTCCGCGAGCCTCAAGGGGCAGGGCGTCTGGGCCTTTACGGCTAACGTCTGATGACGGCGGAATTCACCGATATCGCCCGGCCGTTCGGCGGCCGGACGCGTGTCTTCCGGCTGCGCATCGGCGAGATCGGCGAACTCGAAACGCTGTGCGCGGCCGGGATCGGCGAAATCTATCTGCGCGTCGCGACGCAGCGCTATCGCCTCGCTGATCTGCGCGAGACGATCCGTCTCGGCCTGATCGGCGGCGGCGCGGCGCCCGGCGAGGCCGACATGCTGATCGGGCGCTATGTCGATGGCCGTCCGATCGCGGAATATCTGCAACTCGCGGCCGACATCCTGACCGCGCTGCACGCCGGCGCGCAGGACGCCGCGCAGGACAGTCCCGACGATCCGGGAAAAGCGGCAGGGAGCGGCGGCCCGGCGACCTCTCCCCCTTCGTCGCCGCCGGGTTCGTCGCAGGGCTCGGCCCTGACGACGTGAAGCGCATGACGCTGCCGGAATGGTTCGCCGCGCTCCGCGCCTTCGCCGACTTCCATGGCGGGGCGAAGGAGGGGCCGCCGAGCGACGCCGCCCTCTACGCCTTTTATCACGACACCGCCCCGCGCGGCTCGATCGTGCATTGACGGGTTAATTCATGTCGAGCGGCTCTCAAGGCCTCACTTTCAAATTCGGAACGGACGTGTCGGGCGCGCAGCGCTCGATCGTCCAGTTCGCCGGGCAGGCCGCCGCGAGCCTCGCGACCGTCGCGACGGCGGCCGTGGCGACGTCAAAGACGATCCGCACCGAATTGCTGGCGAGCGCCGCCGATACGGCGAGCGCGGTCGGCCGGCAGATCGTCACGCTCAACAATCTCAAGACGGCCGCGAGCGTCGCGGGCGAGGCGATGAAGGTCGGCTTCGCGGTGAGTCATCCCGCGCTCGCGCTCGGCATGCAATTGCTCGGCAGCTACAAATATGCGCTCGGCGGCGTCGCGGCCGGCGCCTTCGCCGCGCATGAGGCGCTCAAGATCGTCGGCGATTCCTTCGATCGCGTCACGCAGATCATCGAGAAGTCCGACAAGATCGGCGTCTCGACCACCATGTTTCAGGTCTGGACGCAGCAGGCGGAAAAAACGCGCCTCACCACGGAGCAGATGGAGCAGGCGCTGGCCCATGCCGCGCAGGCGCTGCGGCCGAAATTCGACGAGGCCGCCAACACCGAGATCAACCGCTTCATGCGGCTCGCCGACGAATTGCAGAACGGGCGCGGCGTCCCCACGCAATCCTACCAGATGTTCAAGGACGCCGGCGATGACATGGACAGGCTGGTGCAGGCGGCTGCGCAGCTTGTCCAGGATTTGCAGAATGCGGCGAAATCGACCGGCGACATGCGCCTGTCCGCGCTGGCGACGCAGACCGCGATCGAATTGTGGGGCGAGGGTGGCCGCTCGCTCGCGCAGGCGCTCGAACAGGGCAAGATTTCCGTCGCCAATATCGGGCAGAAAACGCAGGAACTCGGCTCCGTCTACACGGCCGATCTAGTGCGCGAGGTCGACGCGGTCAATCAGAAATACAAGGAGGCTACCGACCGTCTCGCGCGCGAGATGACGCCGCAGATGGAAAGCCTCGTCAGTTTCGCCGCGAAGCTCAAGAGCTACTGGACCGATATCGTTGGCATGATCGCGCAGGCGATGCATACCGCCAACAATCCGGGCTCGCTCATGTCGGCGTGGGGCACGTCGCGATGGGGCAATGCGCTCGGCGCATCCATCGGCCTCTGGAAAGAGAGCCAGGGCGAGTTCGGAGGCCTGTCCGAGGTCGCCGGCGGCGGCGACACAGCCGCCGCGAAGGCGCTGCGCGAGGCGTGGCTGCGCAGTCAGGGCCGCACAGATGGCCCGGTCGAGAATACGAACGCCCCGCAGCCGCCGCGCCGCCCGTCGCTGCGCGATCTCGCGCGCCCGACGATCGAGCCGCGCCCGGAGAAGTCCGGTCGCGACGCTGCCGAATCCGCCGACGAGGTCGAGCGCTTCATCACGTCCCTCGAAAAGCAGAACGCAGCGCTCGCCGGCGAGGCATCCGCGATCGGCAAGTCCAACGCCGAGCGCGAGCGCGCGATCGATCTCGCCAAGGCCGAGGAAGCGGCGAAAGAGCGCGGAACGGCCCTGACCGAGGAGGAGCGGCAGAAGATCATCGCGCTCGCCGACGCGCATACGCAGCTCAAGAAACAGATCGACGACGCCAACGCCGCCAAGCAGCGGCAGCAGGAGGCGCAGCGCGCCTTCGGCGACATGGCCTATCGCGCGGTCGACGATCTCATTGTCGAACACAAGAAACTGACCGACGTCCTGAAGGACGTCGTCAAGATGCTTGAACAGGCGGCGCTCAAGGCCGTTCTGATGGGCCAGGGCCCGCTCGCCGGCCTGTTCGGCGGCGGCTCGGGCAGCGGCGGCATGGGCGGCATTCTCGGCGGCCTGTTCGGCATGTTCTCCGGCCATGCGGCGGGCGGCGTCGCGGGTCACGGAACGCCGACGATCGCGCCGCTCTCCGCCTTCCGCAACGCGCCGCGCTTCGCCGACGGCGGCGGCATTCCCGCCATCCTGCACGCCGGCGAGATCATCCTCAACGCCGCGCAGCAGAAGAACGTCGCGGATTCCATGAAGGGAGGCGCGCCTCAGGTCGTCGTGCACAATCACGCCGCCGGCGTGACGGTCGAGCCCTTCGTCACGCGCGGCGAGATGCAGGTGCATGTCTACGGCCAGATCAACGCATTCGCGCGCGATCTGCCCGGCCATCTCGATCGCGCGGAAAAGCGGCTGTGAATCTCGATCCCATTGTCTGGCCGCTCCCGCTCGCGCAGCTCGCGCCGCAGAGCGCGACGCTGCGCAAGGTCGCGGCCATCCTATCCTCGCCCGCCGGCCTCGCCGCGCCGGCGCAGACCGTGCAGAGCGAGGCGGGGCGATGGGGCGTGACATACCGCAACATCCGCATCGCGACGCCGACGCAGCGCCTCGTGGCGCGCGCTGCGCTTTCGCGCCTCACCGCGCCGCTGCGGCCCGTCTACGTCTCGCCGATGGAATGGCTCGTCTCGCCGCGCCGCCTCGCCGGCCTCGCGCAGCCGAATGTGCGAACCCCCTTTTCCGATACGGCGGTTTTCGCGGACGGGACGGCCTTTGACGGGCCGATCGTCGATTTCACGCTCGCGACCGCCGCAACCGCCGGCGCGACGCAGATCATCGTCGCCTGCAACACGCCGGGGCTCAAGCTGCAATCGGGCCAGATCGCCTCGCTCGGCGAGCGCATGCACCAGATCGATATCGCGCAGGACGATGCAAGCGTCGTCGCCGGCGGACAGGCCTTGACGATATGGCCGCCGCTGCGCGCGGACGCCGCCGTTGGCGACGCTTTCGACGCCGAAAATCCCATCCTGCGCGCGCGCCTCGATGTCCGCTCGGCTGAAATGGCGATCGAGACGACCTTCGCGCGCTACGCCTATTTCGATCTCGCCTTCGTCGAGGACGACTGGACGCTATGAGCCTCTATTCGCCGGCGGCGCAGGCCGCGCTCAAACAGCCGTCCGTTCTTGTCACGATCGGCGTCAAGTTCTATTTCGACGACGGGCCGCAATATTACCTTCGCTCGTCCGAGCCGCGCCGCGATCCCGATGGGATCGTCTGGAAGGCCGGATCGGCCATCGTCAATATCGACGGGCTGCAATTCGGCGTCGGGCGCCGCACGCAGCCGGTTTCGCTCGTCATGAACGGCTTGCCGAAAGCCATGCTCGACGCGGAATTGTCGGTCGTGACGGAGGAGAGCTTCTACGCCTTCGCGCTGGCGCAGGCGCAGGAGGCGCGCGGACGCAGGATCGAATTCTTCCAGCATCATTTCAACGTGGACTGGTCCTATGTCGAGCCGCCGACCTCGCTCGGCCTCTACGTCATGGATCGGCTGACCCCGGCCTTCGACGGCGCGGCGCAGACCGCGAGCGTCAAACTGACGGCCGAGCCGCTGAGCATCTCGAAGTTCCGCGCGCCGAACATGTATCTCGACCGGCGCGACCAGCGCGCGCGCCATCCCGGCGACGGCGGCCTCGATTTCGTTCCGCGCTACGTCGTCAACCAGACGTTGCCGCCATGGTGACGGATGCGGCCGCCTTCATGCGCGCCATCGTGCGCCCGGATTCGCTGTGCTGCGAGACGGTCGGCGCATGGCTCGCGGCCAACGGCGTCGACCAGCCGTTCTCGCGGCGGCGTCAGGCGGCGCTGTGGGCGCGCCTCGGCGTGTTCCGCGCGGCCGTGGCGGCGGCAGAGCGGATCGGCCTCGAGCGCATCCACGGCGGCTGCGCCCGCGACGGCGACGTCATCCTCTTCCAGCAGCGCGGCGGGATCACTTGTGGGATCGCGTGGCGCGGCCATGCGCTGGCGGCGGCGGCTGGCCGGGTAGGGATATACCGCGCGCCTTTTCTCGCCGCCTGGCGCGTCCCTGAGGCGGCCTGAATGCCTGTCCTGCTCGCCCCGCTCATCGCGACGGGCCTCACCGCGCTCATCGGCGAGGTCGCCGCGACCGGCGCCATCCTCGGCATCGCCGGCCTCACCGTGTCCGGCCTCGTGACCGGCGCGGTGACGCTCGGCCTCGTCGTCGGCGCGGAAATGCTCCTGTCGCGCGGCAAGGCCAAGGGGCGCGGCGATTATCAGCCGCAGATCGCGCAGCCCGGCACGGTCGGCGCGCAATCCATCGGCCCGCGCATGCACGCCGCCGGGCAATTGCGCGTCGGCGGCGTCTATCTCTACCGGCAAGTGGATGCGGGCTATCTACTCTATGGCGTCGTCATCAATTGCGGAAAGATCGACAGTCTCATCGCGCATCTCGTCGACGACGAATTGCAGGTGACGGCGGCGAAGGATTATCCGCCCTATTACACCGCCGCGGACGGCAAGATCGTCGCGCCGACGCAGGGCATGAAATATTTCCAGACCCTGCTGCTGCAATGGGTCAAGGGCGTGCCGACGCAGGTGCCCGGCCCCTTCCTCCCGGCCGGCGTCTATGAATTCGTCAACGCGACCGATAGCGGCTTCGTCTCGCGCATCCTGAAGCATCGCGTCGGCGGCGGCGCGGGCGACAGCCTCTCAGGCGTCTGGGACCCCGGCGGCTCGGACCCGTTCTTCTGGGACGACAGTCGCAAAGCGCAGGGCCTCGCGGTCATGTATTCCGAATGGATCGGCAATCTCGTCGGCATTGGCGCGACGATGGCCTCGTTCCTGACTGTCTATCCGAATCGCTATCCGCAGCAGTCCTTCATCATTCGCGGCGAGCCGATTTTCGATCCGCGCGACCCGATGCAGGATTTCGCGACGCCGGCGACATGGAAATGGTCGCGCAATGCGGCGCTGATCTGGGCCTGGTACTGGACCCATGCCGACGGCGGGCAATTGGCCTATGACGAGATGGATTGGGATTCCATCGCGACCGCCGCCGACGATTGCGACCGGCCCGTTCCGGCCTATGGCGGCGGCACCGAGCCCTATGCCCGCTGCGACATCCAATGGAACACCAGCGAGGCCAAGGGCGACGTCGAGGCGCGCATTCTGGCGGCCTGCGACGGCGTACCGTTCGAGCGCAACGGCTTGCAGGCGCTCTGGATCATCAAGGACGTCGACCCGACCGTCACGCTCACATCGGCTGACATTTCGAGCCTGTCTTGGGACATGGCCGCCGGCGCGCTCGACGAGGCCAATTACATTCAGGCGTCCTACGCCGAGCCGCGCGCGCATTACGCGAACATGGCCACCATCCCCGTGACGGATGACGCCAGCATCGCGCAGGTCGGCGAGCGGCCCGCGACCATCGCCATGCCCTGCGTGACCGGGTTCAATCAGGCCTATCGCATGGCGCATCGCGTCCTGCGCCGCCGCAACCCGCTGCAATATGTCACCGTCTCCGGCGGCCCGCGGCTGCTGCGCGCGGCCGGCGAGTTCATGGTCAATATCGACGCGCCGGAATTCGGCGTCGTCGGCAAATATCTCGTCTCCGATCTCGTCGCGGTCGATTCCGGCCTCGCCTCCGCGCAAATGAAGTTCAAGCGCGTGGCCGACGATGCGTTCGACGACGTCGTCAGCCCCGACGATCCCGTGTCGCCCGATCTCACCGACACGTCCGGCGCCGGCGTGGTGGCGATGCTCGCGCCGCTCGACATTCCGCGCACGATCAACTGGGACGGAACGCCGAAACCCTACATCGTCGCGCAGGCGTGGACCTATCAGGTGCTCAACGGCTCCGCGATCGCGGGGACGCCCGCGATCGGCCTGCCGATCGACACGACGCTCGAGTTTTTCGTGCAGTCGCGGCCTGTCGACAAGATCACGCATCTTCCGCTCGGCGACGGAACATGGAGCGCGTCGGGCGACGGCGCGGTGACATGGACCGATTACGTCGACCAATGGAATCTGCAAAGCCCCGCGCTGCTCGCCTCGCATAGCTACGAGCTGCGCGCCTGGTTCCGCTCGGCTGTGACTGGTCAGATTTCGGCGGTCCTCGCCGGCAAGTTCGTCGACATCCCCTCGGGTCCGTAGCGGCCCGTTTTTTCGTCACCCACACAATCGAGAGCGCGACATGGGAGCGATCAAGACCGCGGCTGATTCCGTATACCGTGATTTCGCGACGGATGGCGTTCCGGGCTCAGGCCCGAACAATCCGGCCAAGGCGGCTATTCGCTCGCTGTTCGGGATGATCGATGACGATATTGTCCTCGCCCAGTCGTCCGTTGCGCAGCCGGTCGAATCCGCCGGGGCGGCATCTCCTCCCGTTTCGCCGGCCACGGGGCAGAGGTGGATCGTCGCCTCGCCTGCAACCGGCCTTTGGGCCGGGCGTGAAAATTATCTAGCAACCTGGGACGGATCGGCGTGGAGCCTCCTCGCCCCGCCGGTCGGCTATGTCGCGGTGGTCACGGATGCGCGCGCCCTTTATTACTGGAACGGCGCTGCATGGATCGACATTACCGCCGCGAGCGCGGTCTACGCCACGCTGGCGGACCTGACGGCGTCAACCAGTCACGCGCCTGTCAATGGCGCGGCATTCGTTACATCCGATCCGACGAGCGCCAATAATGGCCTCTACAAAAACACGGGCACGGCGGCGGCCCCCGTATGGACATACGTTTCCGCGCTGAAGGGCGACACCGGCGCGGCGGGCGCGGCCTGGTCCTACCTCCCGGCGGCCGGTGGATCGGTCAAGGCCGCCAATGCGGCTGCCCTTCCGTCCTACGCCTATTCGTCCGGCGTGATGACGGCCAGCGCCAACGGCGCATTCCCGACGCTCGACGGCGTCGCCCTGTCGGTCGGCGATCGGTTTTTCCATTGGGACTGGACGGGCGCGAACGGCGCCAACATCGCCTATGGCATCTACACGCTCACGAACGCGGGCAGCGTCTCGACGAAATGGACCGCGACGCGCGCGACCGACGCCGACAGCGCGGCCAAACTCGGCCTGATCAGCGCCTTCGTCGTGGGCGGCGCGGTCAATGCGGGGCGCACGCTCGCCGTAACGCAGGCCGCCGGCGCGATCACGCTCGGCACGACCGCCATCATCGTCGCCGTCGTGGCGGGCGTGATCACCGGACAGCCGGCGGCGGTGCTCTCGTCCGTCACCGCCTCGGGAACCACGTCGACCCTCTACACCGCGACGGCGCCCGCCACGTTCACGACCATGTTCGATGGCGCGATGACGATCCTCTCTCCGCCGTCCGACAATCTCGGCAACGTCACGATCACGATGACGCCGCCCGGCGGATCGGCGATCGGGCCGAAGCCGGTCTATACGCGCGCCGGCGCGCAAATCCCGGCCGGCTTCATGAAATCGGGCGTCTACTACCTGCTGATCGCGCAGGGAACGACGGCCTGGCGCGCCATCGCGCTCGATTCCGCGCCGATGGGCTCGCAATTGTCGATCGTGCGCAGCGGCTCCATCGTCTGCTACGCCGCGTCGACCGCGAACGGCGAGATTTCGATCTACAGCACCAATTCGGCGGGCTCCGTCGTCGAGATGGCGCGCATCGACAAGACCAGCGGCAACCTGCGCGTGCTCAACGGCAAGCTCTGCTACGGCGCGACCGCGGGGGCGGCGGTATTTCCGTTCGACCCGAGCAACCGCCAGCCCTATGTCGACGCCTACAGCGACTATACGACCTCCGCGCGCCAGCAGCGCTCGGCCGTCGTGCAGACGCTGGAAGACATCGACCCCGTCATCATCGCCAACACGACGCCCTGGTACGTCTCGGCCGGCGACAATCTGCGCGTGATCCGCGTCAGCGCGGCGGGGTATGTGGATTGTCGCCATCTCCCGCGCGGAGGGCGGTTCCGCTTCGTCGTGGACGATGTTGGCGGCTGCGGCCTCAATCTGTTCGCCGACGCCAACTGGCGCGGCGCTGGCGGAACCAATCTCGTCTACGGGCAGGGCGCGGACGTCGAGGTCGTGCGCATGGGCAACGCTGATTATGTCGCGCGCACGCTCTACGGCTCCGCGCCGACGGTCAACAGCGCGGCGCGGCCGGTCGCGGCCAAGACGGTCGCCGTTCTCGGCCAGTCGAATGCGGCGACGATCATGCTGCGCGGCGGCCTCGCCGGCATACGCGATTCTCTCGCGGCGCAGTCGATCATGGACGATATCAATTTTCTTGATTGCGCGTCGGGCGGATCGGCGCTCATCAAGGGCAACGAATCTCTCGTCAACAATTACTGGTGGGATACGTCGGGCGGCGGCTCCGCCGGTCCTCTGGCGACGGCCGCGATTGCGACCATCAACGCCTCGATCGCGGCCGGTCAGCCTGCCCCCTCGCTCGTCATCTGGCGGCAGGGCGAGCAGGACGGAACCGCGATCGCGAGCGCCGGCCTGACGACGCCCGCAACCGTCCAGTCCGCTCTCGAATCTCTCATCGCCTATATTCGCTCGCAACTCTCCCTGCCGAACCTCAAATTCCTGATCTGCCCGCTCGGCGCGAACGACAGCGCCGCATGGGAGCGCGGCTACACGGCGATGCGCGAAAGCCATCTGCGCGTCGGCGCGGAGACGAATTGCTACGTCGGTCCGGACATGGTCGATCTTCCGCGCACCGAGTCCAACATCCATCTGTCGTTCTACGGCGCCTATATCGACGGCAAGCGCCTCGGCCTGCATATCGGCAATATCCTCTATTCCAAGACGAATTTCCTCGGCCCCTACGTGTCCGGCGTGTCGATCAGCGGGACGACGGCGACAGTGACCGTGGTTCCCGATCCCGCATCATCGTCGCTGGCGAACGCCAACAACCCGATTCCGGTCGATGGATTCGCATTCGCCTCCAATGCAAACGCCGTCGATGCGACGATCATGGTTCCCACGGCGTGCACGAGGTCGTTCAGCGCCGGCGTGCATACGTTCACATTCACGCTGCCGAGCGACGGGACCGGCTATCAACTCGTGTGGCCCTACGGCGCGCTGGCGCAGGCGGCCCGTTCCGGCCGGATCATCAAGTCGCTGCTGACCGATCTGCCGCTGCGTTCGTTCAACCGCAATTTCACCTGAGGCCGCTATGTCCCGCTATCGCAGAAACCTCACGGACGATCGGCTCGGCGTCGTCACGGCCATCCAGTTTTCAGGGCCGAACATCGCCGACTGCCGGCGCCATGCGGGCGCGCCCGACGATGATGGCGACGATCTTTCGATCGAGATCGACGGCGCGCCACATCCGGTCGCGCCATCGCAATGGATCGTGCGCGACGCG